GTTGAAGCTTCAGGCGAAGACACTTCGAAAATATTTAATTTCATCTTTGGAATTCCTAAGGGAGCTAAAGGAGACACGGGCGAAAAGGGTGCTACTGGTGAAAAAGGTGCACAAGGTCCTATCGGTAATACAGGTTCTCCAGCTGGCTTTGGAACTCCTACAGCCTCCGCTACACAGCTCGAACCGAATGCAGAACCAACGGTAACGGTTGAAGCTTCAGGCGAAGACACTTCGAAAATATTTAATTTCATCTTTGGAATTCCTAAGGGAGCTAAAGGAGACACAGGAGAAAAAGGTGCTACTGGCGAAAAGGGTGCGCAAGGACCGCAGGGTGTTCAAGGCGACAAGGGAGAGAAAGGAGATACCGGTTCAGGTTTTGCAGTTCTTGGATATTTTGCAAATGTCTCATTACTACAAACCAGCGTATCTAATCCTTCTGCTGGTGATGCTTATGGCGTTGGAGAAAACGAGCCTTATGACATTTATATATGGGATGGTAAAAATTCTCAATGGGTAAATAATGGCCCACTTCAAGGAGCAAAAGGCGATAAGGGCGAAACTGGTGCAGCTGCTGGATTTGGAATCCCTACAGCTGAAGTGACTTCTCTAGATTTTACTGAAGCTCCTACAGTATCGGTTGAGGCCTCTGGAACTAACATTGCTAAGATATTTAAATTCATCTTTGGAATTCCTAAGGGAGCAAAAGGAGATACAGGAGAAAAAGGTGCTACTGGTGAACAAGGTCCTATCGGTAATACAGGTTCTCCTGCTGGATTTGGAACTCCTACAGCCTCTGCTACACAGCTTGAACCAAATGTAGAACCAACGGTAACGGTCGAAGCCTCGGGCGAAGACACTTCAAAAATATTTAATTTCATCTTTGGAATTCCTAAGGGAGCTAAAGGAGATACAGGAGAAAAAGGTGCTACTGGTGAACAAGGTCCTATCGGTAATACAGGTTCTCCAGCTGGCTTTGGAACTCCTACAGCCTCCGCTACACAGCTCGAACCAAATGTAGAACCAACCGTTACGGTTGAAGCTTCGGGCGAAGACACTTCAAAAATATTTAATTTTGTTTTTGGAATTCCTAAGGGAGCTAAAGGAGACACAGGAGAAAAAGGTGCGCAAGGCCCGCAGGGCGATCGGGGTATTCAAGGTCCACAGGGTATTCAAGGCCCCAAGGGCGCGGATGGTCTAAAAGGAGATACCGGAGAACAAGGACCTGTTGGCGATAGTGGAGTTTATGTTGGTTCAAGTACTCCAACTGATCCGCAGAAAAATGTATGGATTGATCCGACTGGTAATCCAACAACACTTAACGAATTAGGAGCTGCATTACATGTTACTGGTGATACTACGACTATTTTTAATGGACCGATAAAAGGTAGCGGAGGTAAGATGAGTCAAGCTTTACCCGGAATTGATTATCAAATTCCGATTGTCGAAACTACCGTTACTGCTTTAGCCTCATCATGGAATAATAATAGTATTACTATCGCGGTTTCTAATGTGACCGCATCTTCTAATTTGGAAGTCGGTTTGGCACAGACTGCCACAGACGAACAGTTTGCCGATGCAATTTCTGCACAAATTCGCTGTATTAGTGCTGGCGTTGGAACTATTACACTTAAGGCAATCAAGACCCCAACGGTCGATTTGCCGATTTTGATAAGGAGATTTAGTTAATGGGTATTATTTCCATGTTTCCAAGTGGAGGAGGTAGCATAGGTATTTCCTTGGATGTAATTTCAGGGTCATCTTTACCCTCGGCAGTGGTTAATGACCAGATTTATATTATTACCTCTACTACCCCTAGTACAATATATGTTGATACCGATATACCCTCCAGCCCCGTGAGTGGCGATGCGTGGGTTGTTGCGGCAGAAGGCGGTGCTGGCGCTATCACTTTTACAGAGGACAGTCCTTTATTCCGCGTTAGTTTCAAAGCGGTAAAGCAGTATGGTAGTAATGGTGAGTGGAGCAATGTAGAGGCTTATCTCGGGATGGCCGGCGCTTGGGTAAAGATAGGTGTTAGCCTACCGCCTGCCGGAACTCCCTTGAACGACTTCACGTGGGCGCAGATAGATTATATCAGCGAAAACGGCCTTATGTCCGATTACTTCAATATAGGTGACACCAAGAACGTTACCATAGGCAGCGCAATATACGTCGTGGAGATTGTAGGCTTCTCTCACGATGACAGAGCGGACGGAAGTGGCAAGGTAGGTCTAACATTCGGCTTAAAGGATTGCCTCAATACCGCCTACCAGATGAATAGTTCTAATACCAACTCCGGAGGCTGGGGAGGCTGTGCTCTTCGCGCAACACTGCGCGGTGATATATGGAACCAACTCCCGTCCGATCTTCGCGACGTTATCAAAGAGGTAACTAAAAAAACGTCGGCCGGTGGCGCAAGCGGAATCATAAATAGTATCAGCGATACCTTATTCCTCTTCGCAGAAAAGGAGATTTTCGGTAGTAAGCAGTATTCGGTCGATGGCGAGGGAACCCAGTATGCCAGTTTCACCGCAAGCAACACCCGTATTAAAAAGCTCAACGGTTCTGCGACGTACTGGTGGTTACGTTCACCTCGTTCCAGCTACACCGGCATCTTCTGTGCTGTGAACACTTCTGGTGCGGCCTATTACAGCTACGCCGACAATAGTTATGGCGTGTGCTTCGGATTCTGCATTTAATCTTAATATCTGGCGCCCCTCGTGGGCGCTGGAAAGGAAACTTATATGTCTGTTAGAAAAAATCAGCGTGGCGAAAGTAATATGCAGTTTTTGGATACTGCTCGGAACATCAATGTTGCGGTTCGCAAATTAGTAAGTAGATTGCCGAAACGATATACTTTCCTAGGAGGAACTGAACTGGTAAGATTAGCGGCCGATGTTCATCATAATCTTAAAGGTGCTAATAGTGTCTATCCTACTAACCAACATGAATTTCAGATAAGACGTGATTATCTTATTCATGCTAATGCCAGTTTACAAATGCTATTAGACGAACTTGATATTCTATATAACTATTATGCGGACGATTCGTTACAGAAATGTATTTCAACGATTGTCGGAATGTTAAAGTTAGAGGCTACGTTGATACGAGGTTTAAAAGCCACAGATAAAAAACGATTTAAAAATTTTGGTTTCGATCTGTAAAACGTTCACCTAATTCCAGCAACACCAACAACTTCTGTGCTGTGAACACTTCAGGTGCGGCCAATAACAACAACGCCAACAATAGTAATGGCGTGTGCTTCGGATTCTGTTACGTTTGGACAAAGTAACTAATTTAGTGAAATCATCATTTTAGCAGAAGGAGATCGAGACCATCCCGCATGGGTAAATTATACCTTCGATGTATTTGGCTGGACGCTGCTTGCATGGATAGCTATGCGCGTAACTATTTTCATAGCCCGATACTATATGGTTATAATCGCGCTCAATATTCTTACCACACGGAGGTAATTATGACAAGTGAAGAAAGGAGAGAGGTGAGATATCTAAGACGGCGCAATAAAAGGCGTCGTAATTTGGATAATCGAAATGCCGCATGTGAAAATGTATTCAGCTTTAGTAATCTATATAAGGCATATCGGGATTGTTGCTTAGGAGTAGGATGGAAAAGCAGCGTCCAATTATATAAAGCTAATGCGTTATATAATGTCCTTCAGACACAAGAGGAATTGTTAACAGGATCATATCGGTCTAAGGGATTCGTTGAATTTAATATTTTCGAGAGAGGTAAACTTCGCCATATTAAAAGTGTTCATATATCGGAACGAGTAGTGCAAAGATGTTTGTGCGACAATGCTCTAATTCCTATTATAAGCCCATCATTTATTTATGATAATGGCGCAAGTTTGAAAGACAAAGGGATAGATTTTACTCTTGATCGATTAGAAAAACACTTACATAGGTATTATCGTAAACATGGCTCAAAAGGTTATGTTCTGACTTTTGATTTCAGTAAGTTTTTTGATAATGCTAGTCATGAAGTGATTTTTAGAGAATTGGAAAAAGTAAAAGGATCAGCGTTTGATTATGCTAAATATTTTGTTGATAGATTTGGTAAAACAGGGCTAGGGCTCGGTAGCCAGGTATCTCAGATTTTGGCATTAGCGTTGCCGAACTCTCTGGATCACATGATTAAAGAGTTACTTAAAATAAAGTATTATGCTCGTTATATGGATGACGGATACTTGATACATGAAAGTAAGGATTATCTTCGCCAATGTTTATCTGCTATACAAAATAAGTGTCTAACATTAGGAATTACTCTTAATCCTAAGAAAACACGTATACGCAAATTAAAAGAAGGCGTTAGTTTTTTAAAAATGAGATTTATGCTGACCGATTCTGGACGCGTAATAAGAAAGCTTTCGCGAGAGTCAATTACTCGTATGAGGAGAAAACTAAAGTCCTTTGCTAAAAAGTTACAATCTGGAGCTATGACAACAGAGGACGTTGTGCTGTCTTATAATTCTTGGCGTGGTCACGCGCAGCGTTGCGATTCATTCAGAACATTGAAAAATATGGATCGGCTGTTAAAGGAGATAATATGTACGAAATCAAAAAAAACGGAAAACACCTATCCTACGAAGATGTTATTCGCTATGTAAAATTACAGTCTAATGGAATATATTGCTTATGCTCCGATGATGAGGCAAATGGAGTAGTTGTGAATAATGACTATATTTGCCATCTTGCCGGACGAGCTGAACTTCCAGATGTTGAGACTGTTAGTTTTGATGAAATAAACGGAGCATCTGCTCTATATAATGCTCAAGCCGAACTTGAAGAGGTATTATCTGCTGCCCGATCTGGTCTTACACCAATACCAACGCAAGGGGCTGCTTGGGATCCCGAAATACGATATATTGCTGGCGATATTGTAGAAGGTGGCTATATAGCGATTAAATATAGTAAAGGAAAAAATCCCACAGATCCGGCAAATATAGGGATATATTGGGAAGAAAACGTCACACCTCATTTGGTTTGGAATGATATAGAAGACGGTAAAATTATAGCAGAAGATACCATTGTTATACATGATGGAAAAACTTGGAAATGTATAAGCCAGCATATTAAATCATCAGTCTACAAACCGCGAACAGGTAGTAGTAAATGGGTTGAAGTTACATAATCCATAGGAGGTCCTTATGGGAATATTAAAAATTAAGAATGAGGCTACGAATGAGTGGCAAGAGGTATTGGCTCTTAAGGGGGACCCTGGAATTTTTACTCGCAATACTTATACTGAAAATCCAGCTACCATAACACTAGCCGATGCAAATGAGTATTATCTCACCAATGTTTCTACTATAGAGTTTCTTTGGCCAGCTAGTCAATATTTTGAGTGTTGGATCACATTGACTTTATCTAATGGGACTAATAATAGCATTAGTTTCCCAGAAGATATGCGAAGAATCGGTGATGTTCCTAACTGGAATACTCCTGGCGCAACTTTTGAAATTTCTATAAAAGATAAAATTGCAATATTTAGGAAAGTAGTTGAACCTAACGTTTCAACTTAAAGGCGTAACTTATGGATAGACGTTTTTTTAAACAACGTAGAATGTTGCTACCTCCGAGTACTAATTTAACCGTCACGTTAACTGGTACATGGGATAATTCCGGATTATTTGGCGAACGTTATGTGAAGATTAACGATGAGATCATTACGGAAAATGGAGTTTATACCGTTTTGGAAGGCGATACTGCAATTTTGCATACAAAGATAAGCCCCATCATGGGTGGAAGTGAAAAGTACGGTATATTTGTGAACAACAAGTGCGTAAGAACTTCTGCGCAGTGTGTAAATCATGGCCCGGATTATGAGTACCTGCTCGTATCGAATTGCACGATAAACGGTCAGGGTACCGTACATGCAAGGGGCGGATATGCAAAGATAGACGTTACGACTTAATACGAACACCTTTAATAAATACAAGAAAGGAAAAATCAAAATGAAAAAGATTATAACGTTTCTTATTACTATGATACTTGTTTTTTCAATGTCATCGGCTTTGGCGCTTAATTGGAAGACGCTAAATGTAGAGAATTCCACCTATTACAATATTCAGGCGGATAAGTATGAAGTGGTCAATTCTGATTTGGGCACAGCTTTTACCGAGAATTCAAATGCCGTTGCGAAGAAGCACGGTAAGGTTTATTTTTCGCTTTATGTAAGAGATAAGGATAATAAAGATTTCGATGGTTATGAACTTTTTATGCATGACCTAGAGTATACTCGAACCCTTTCTAATGGTCTTCATGAGGCCAAGGTGACCGGAGACGACCCTTATCTTCAGGTCAAGATTACAGAAAAGACTGATATGAATGAACTTTATTTTGGCTCCGAGAAAGTTACGGTTAACGGAAATACAGTCCAGATAGGCGAACTGACTTTTACACGAGCAAACAATATCGTTACGGATGTAAGGTTTAATGGAACCGCTCTCGAACTGACCAAGAAGCTGAATGAGCTAGAGATGACACTAGAAGACGTCTATGGCGGAAGGATAGTAATGAGCGACGAGGTACTTCTCCGAAATTTCGGCAAGATTTGTGAAACTGAAAAAATAGTAAGCTGGAAAGCTCAGAGTGCTACCGTAAAACCCGTTGAAAACATGGTACTGCCCAAGACTGGAGATGCTCCGATAACAGCTGCTATAGTGGGTGTTTGTATAATTCTAGGTTTCGGGGTATTTTTCGCATTTTTGGCGATATTTCGAATGAAACGATAAACATATTTAAAAAGGAGTTTAATCATGTATAAGATAGGAGCTATCCCATCACCTCCAGATCCGAGAGACTATTCTGTAAGAACCCTTATGCCTGTTGCATTGCCAAAAACTTTTAAACAGCATATAGGTAAGAATTATGATCAAGAGCATGGCACTTGTGTAGCACAAACTCTTCGCAATATTATGCGAGAAGCATATGGTATTGAATTCGGTACAAATTTTCTCTATGGTGGCGGAAGGAGCCATCAGATGGAGGGAATGATTCCAGCCGAAGCAGCAAAATTCTTGAATACCTATGGTATTGCGCCATACAAAAACGATCGTGGCGAAAGAGAGGTTATGGATGTAATCTACTATTATCGCCAAAATCGTGTTGCATTGGAAAAAGTAGCTGCTCCTTTTAAAGGAGCTATTTATGGCAGAGCTTATACGGTTAACGACATTAAATCCGCCTTGTATGCCGGATATGGAGTTGCCGCATGCTTTGCTATAAGCCAGTGGAATCCGAATAGCAAGGGGATCTGGCCTTGTACTCAATCTACGTATGGTTACCATGAAATGCGAGTTTTCGGTTGGGATGTTATCAATGGCACGGAATATGCCTGCGTTCAAAACTCGTGGGGTTCCAGATGGGGAAAGAGGGGCGAGTGCTTCATTAGTTGGGAAGATGTACTGCGTGTTGGCGACATCCTGGTGATTCAGCCAGTCAGAGATAAAGAGCAAGAAATTCAAAATGGAGTAGAGATTCGTCGAACTTTACGAAAAGGCATGAGAGATGAAGATGGTTATACCGATGTTTCTCAGCTTCAGAATTGGCTCAATGCGCATCATTACGATTGCGGTACGGCCGATGGTATATTTGGAAGTAAAACAAGAAAAGCAGTCAAAGCTTTGCAGCGTGACAATGCTCTTGATGACGACGGAATTGTTGGACCTAAAACTTGGAGGATAATCGATGGAAATTAAACTCGATATGCCTTATATGAAAGGCGAAGAAGTAAAACATATTCAGGAGCGTCTTGTAATTCATGGCTATAAGGTCTCCGTTGACGAAATATATGGACCCAAGTCGGCAAAAGCAGTAGAGAAGTTCCAAAAGGCTAATGGACTACCTGTTACTGGTATTGTGGATGACGCGACGATGGCCGCGCTTAATACTCTTGATAAGCGTATGGAAATTAAATTGGATAATCCTTATATGAGGGGCGAGGAAGTGAAACACGTTCAGGAGCGCCTTATAGTTCATGGCTATAAGGTTTCTACAGATGGAGTATATGGCCCCAAGTCAGCAAAAGCAGTAGAGAAATTCCAGAAGGATAAAGGATTTCCTACTACCGGTATTGTGGATGACATAACTATGGATGCTCTGAATATGACTCCGGATGTTTCTAAACTCGTATATGACGATGAGCTCATTAATGACGCCACCTGTTGGCTGAGAATGATGGTCGGTGACGAGTATATTATTGGTGCTCAGGGACACGAAGTAACCGCAGATTATGTAAATGCGAGAGCGAAAGATAGACCTGGGTATTTTACCGGTGGTCGAAAGAATTGGATGTTGGCAGAAGTTTCGAGGGCCAATTCCCTTGGACGTCATATATATGCCGAAGATTGTTCTGGTTTGTTTATGAAGCTGAATGAGATGATCGGGCTTATCGACATTAATGGCGATGGAGTAGTGAATCGTAAGGATGATACTACTGCTAATGGAATGTTTAAAAACTTCTGCAAGCAGATAACCGCCAACGAAGTTCGTCCCTTGGATATTTTCTTTAGGGTTGATGCGACAGGTAAGGCTGTTCATATGGCAGTTCTTGGTTCAGATGGTCTTTATGAAGCCGCTGGCACCGCTTATGGTGTAGTATTCCGTCCGTTTCCCGATATTTGGAGTCGCAAGACTTACAATAGAATGACGGGTAAAATCGATAATCTTAAGAAGTGGACCCATTACGGAAGGCTGAAAATCTTCATTTCATGATCCCTATAAATGACGAAAGGAGGCGGTTATTGTGAAAAAAGTAACTTCTGAAAAAAAGTCTGAGACTAAATTCAAACCAGCTTTGACTCCAGAAGCCAGAGAAAATCAGCTGATATTTCTTGCTACTGATTTGGCTGAACAACAGCTTAGGAATGGAACCGCCTCCACGCAGGTGATAGCTCATTATTTGAGATTGGGAACGGAAAGAGAGCGGTTGGAAAGGGCTAAACTTGAAAAAGAGGTAGCATTGCTTGACGCTAAGAAACACGCTTATGAATCGGCTACAGAGATGAAAGAAATGTATCTCGAGGCTCTAGCAGCTATGAAAGAATATAGTGGGCGGGACGATTCGGATGATGATGAAGTCTTATAATGAACTAATAACAATACCAACTTTTGAGGAACGATTTCGTTATCTTAAAGTCTATGGGGTTATTGGCAATCAAACTTTTGGACATGATAGGTATTTAAATCAAAAGCTTTATACATTAAGTGAATGGAAACGAGTACGAGATAAGGTAATATTACGCGATAACGGCTGTGATTTGGGATGCGAGGGATTTGAGATTTACAGTAAAATTATCGTTCATCACATTAATCCGATAACAGTCGAAGACATAGTTGCGTGTAATCCTTGCGTTTTTGATTTGAATAATCTTATTTCAACTTCACACAACACACACAATGCAATACATTACGGCGATGAAAAATTGTTGATAGTCGCACCAATTGAACGAAAACAATATGATACATGCCCTTGGCGGCATTGATGGAGGAAACAATGTCTCGAAATAATCGAAATTACGACAAACCTCATCCTATTGAAAAAATTCCTATTAAATCTTTTGTTACAGTTACATGCGAAAGGCTTAATCTTCGTGAATTTCCATGTGCCGAAAGTAAAATTCTTTGCGTATTGGAGAAAGGTACCCGACTAGAATTGATTGGGGAAGCGAATTCGGTCTTTTTCGAGGTAGCCAACAGTTATGGTGTTAAAGGCTACTGTATGAAAGATTTTGTGGAACTATCGTCTTAAAGGAGAAAAATCAAAATGGATAGCATACTAATATCAGTAAAGAAATTGGTAGGCATATCGCAGGAGGACACATCTTTTGATACCGACTTGATTATTCATATTAATTCGGTTTTTATGATTCTTAAGCAGCTTGGAGTTGGTCCGAAAGATGGATTTAGCATTACAAGCGATTTGGATACCTGGAACGACTTCCTTGCGGACGGCTCGAATCTTGCAGCTGTTAAGAGTTATATGTATGCTAAAGTTAGGCTTCTATTTGATCCTCCAACCATAGCATCCGTGCTCGAATCATTAAAAGCGCAGATCGTTGAATTCGAATGGAGACTTATGGTAGAAGCTGATCCTCCGCTAATCAATAATGGAGGTAATTAATCATGAAAAACGAGCTGTATCATCATGGTATTCTCGGTATGAAGTGGGGTATAAGACGTTATCAAAATAAAGATGGCACTTATACTCCGGCTGGTAAGAAACGCAGACGAGATCGAACCAGCAATTGGAGTGACGACGCAAAGGCAGTCAACCAATTGAAGCGGAAATCTATTAATGAAATGTCGAATGCGGAATTACGAAAATTAACCGAAAGAGCGCAACTTGAACAGAATTATAAGAAACTCAATCCGAATGTAATTAAAAAAGGTTGGAAATATGTTGTTCTTGGCGCAGGGGTTATGGGCACGGCACTAAGTATTTACAATAATAGTAACCAACTTGTTACCGTTGGTAAAATCGTTGGAAACGGTATTGCGAATGCTATTGGAAATCAACTCATTAAAGAACTTAACCGTAATGGATTGTGATATTTTCGAATAGGAGGGGACGAACAGCATGACTAATGAACTCTACCATCACGGTATTCTTGGCATGAAGTTGGGTATAAGACGTTATCAGAATAAGGATGGCAGTCTGACTTCTGTCGGAAAAATGCGAGTAAAAAGATTGCAAAGAGCCATTGATGCCAACGACCGAGATGTTGCGGATTTGAAAAAACATGGATATGTCTCGGAAGCAGATGCGGTTAAAGCGGTTGGTGATAGAAACAGAGAAAAATTAGCTGGTATGCGGAGATATAACAAGTCGCTAGCGAATTATATCACTGGAACTCCTGGGTATGACAAGGTTAATAAATATTTGATAGCATCTGGCCTTTTGGCCGTAACCGTTGCCGGGGCAATTCAAAAGTATCAGAATGAAGAGTCGAAGCGTTCTCTAAACAAATAGAAAGTTATTAAGATTATGGCACTATCAAATACAGCTACTCCAAAATACTACGGTATGTTTCGTGATGCTGTAATACGAGGAGAGATACCCGTTAATCGCGAAATTTCAATGGAGATGAATCGTATTGACGATCTAATCGCTAATCCCGGCGTTTATTACGACGATAAAGCCGTTGAAGGCTGGATTAAATACTGCGAACGTGAGCTTACATTAACTGATGGCTCCGATCTTAGTCTCCTTGATAGTTTTAAACTTTGGGGCGAGCAAGTTTTCGGATGGTTCTATTTTGTAGAACGAAGTGTGTACGAGCCTAATTTGGATGGTCATGGTGGAGGATATGTTAGAAAGCGCATCAAGAAGCGCTTGACTAATAAACAATACTTAATCGTCGGTCGAGGCGCTGCGAAATCGTTATATGATTCATGTATTCAGTCGTATTTCGAAAACGTAGATACTACTACAACTTATCAAATTACGACCGCTCCAACGATGAAACAAGCGGACGAAGTTATGTCGCCAATCCGAACAGCTATAATCAGATCTCGCGGTCCACTTTTTAAGTTTTTAACAGAGGGCTCGATACAAAATACAACTGGTTCCAAGGCCAATCGTGTCAAACTAGCATCAACAAAAAAAGGAATCGAGAATTTTCTAACCGGTTCATTGATTGAAATTCGTCCAATGAGTATACCCAAACTCCAGGGTTTGCGTTGTAAAGTTGCAACTGTAGATGAATGGCTCTCTGGCGATATTCGCGAAGATGTAATCGGAGCTATTGAGCAAGGCGCCTCTAAGGTAGATGATTATATCATTATAGCAACGAGTTCAGAAGGTACAGTTCGTAATGGAAGCGGCGATACAATCAAAATGGAGTTGGCAGATATATTAAAAGGCGAATATATTAACCCGCATGTTTCTATTTGGTGGTACAAACTTGATTCTGTAGATGAGGTTGCCAATCCCGAAATGTGGGTTAAAGCCAATCCGAATATTGGAAAGACGGTCAGTTACGAAACATATCAACTCGATGTTGAAAGAGCTGAGAAAGCCCCTGCTACACGAAATGATATTTTAGCAAAACGATTCGGTATTCCGATGGAGGGTTATACCTATTACTTCGCATATGAAGAGACTCTTCCTCATAGAAAACAAAGTTTTTGGAAGATGCCTTGTGCTATGGGTGCTGATTTATCGCAGGGCGATGACTTTTGTGCCTTCGTATTTCTATTTCCATTGGGGAATGGTCGTTTCGGCGTAAAAGTAAGATCATATATTTCATCTCTTACGTTACATAAACTTCCAGGCGCTATGCGAATTAAATATGATCAGTTTATGCAAGAAGGTAGTCTGATCGTTCTTGAGGGAACTGTTTTAGATATGATGGAAGTTTTCGAAGATATTGATAAGCATATTATTGAAGCTGAATATGACGTTCGTTGTTTGGGCTATGACCCGTTTAATGCTAAAGAGTTTATTGAAAGATGGCAATCGGAAAATGGACCATTTGGAATTGAGATGGTTCGTCAAGGAGCTAGGACCGAGACAGTTCCTCTCGGAGAATTGAAGAAATTGTCCGAAGAACGAATGCTTATTTTTGATGAAGAACTTATGTCTTTTGCAATGGGAAATTGTATCACGCTCGAAGATACGAACGGTAATCGTAAACTATTAAAAAGACGTTACGAACAGAAAATAGATCCTGTTTCGGCTATGATGGATGCTTACGTTGCATATAAACTGAATAAGGATGCGTTTGAATAAGGAGGATTCTCATGAATGTTTAAAAATGAACTCTACCATCATGGCATTCTTGGTATGAAGTGGGGCATTCGACGATATCAGAATCCTGATGGAACGTTGACCGCATTGGGCCACAAACGTCTGGAAAAGAAAGACATTAAATGGGCCAATAAGAACTATAATAAAATCGTTTCTAAAACGCAAAAGCGCGTTTCGAGGGATATGAATAGATATGCTAATCAACTTCTGTCCGAGCCTGGAAGCAGAACATCAAAGGGTAAAATTAGTGCTTCTGCAATTAATTCTTATAATCGTAAATTAGCCGAACTCATGAATGAAAAAGCAACGAACATAATAGCTCCGTCAGGTAGAGCAGTCAAATTTATCGCTAAACGTGGTGAAGTAGGAGTACATATGGCTTTGGCTGATCAAGGTTATAATATTAATCAACTTAAAAACGGCGTTTGGGCTTCTGGTCGAGTTGCATACAGTAAACGAAAAGTTAATATTGCTTAGCAAGGAGATATTTTAAAATGTCTGAAACTATAGGTTCCAGGTTTAAAAATGCTTGGAATGCTTTTTTTAATCGTGATCCCACCCCGATTTTCGATAATTCGGGTAATAGTTCCAGTTATCGCCCGGACAGATATAGGCCGACTAGGGGTAACGAACGATCTATAATTACCGCAATTAATAATCGAATAGCTATTGATGTTGCTGCCATTCCTATACGACATATAAAGCTAGATGAAGATGGCGGGTATTTAAATACTATTGAGTCGGGTTTGAATAACTGCCTTAATCTCGAAGCAAACATCGATCAGACTGGTAGGGCTTTTCTTCAGGATGTCGTCCTTTCAATGCTCGATGAGGGATGTGTTGCATTAGTTCCGACAGTAACGAATGTTAATCCGGATTATACGGATTCGTATGATATTTATGAGATTCGAACCGGAAAGATTACTGAATGGTATCCGAAACAGGTAAAAGTCGAGGTTTATAATGATAACTCTGGTCGTAAACAGCAAATTCTTCGGCCAAAACGCAAAGTTGCCATTATTGAAAACCCAATGTATTCCGTTATGAATGAGCCTAACTCGACTATGCAGCGTCTTATTAGGAAATTAAAACTTCTCGATGCAGTAGACGAGCAGAGCAGTTCCGGTAAATTAGATCTTATCATTCAGCTCCCTTATGTTGTAAAGACTGAAACACGTCGGCAGCAAGCCGAAAATCGAAGAAAGGAAATCGAAGAACAGTTAACCGGTTCTAAATATGGTATTGCGTATACTGATGGTACTGAGCGGATAACTCAATTGAATCGGGCGGTGGAGAACAATCTTTTGAAGCAGGTTGAATATTTAACGAGCATGCTTTTTAGCCAGTTAGGTATTACACAGACGATATTAGATGGAACCGCCGACGAAAAAACGATATTAAATTATCGCAATCGAATTATCGAGCCAATACTTTCCGCAATTGTCGACGCTATGAAAGTTCGTTTTATTACTAAAACTGCAAGAACTCAGGGGCAGTCGATTTCTTTTTTCATGGAGCCATTCAAACTGGTACCTGTGTCTGAGATTGCCGAAATAGCGGATAAGTTTACGCGTAATGAAATCATGACTTCAAATGAAATTCGTCAAATTGTCGGTATGAAGCCTTCTCGCGCTCCTCAGGCTGATGAATTGAGGAATAAAAACCTTAATAGGTCGGCCGAAGAGACGCCCAAGGTTAAACAACTTGACGGTATTACAAAAGAAAGGATAAACGCGACTTTAAAACAGGAGGAATAATTCAAAATGGTAAAATACGATTTTCACGGTTGTGCAACTCGAAATGATTTGAAATGCTCCGATGGCCGTGTGATACGTAGAGATGCCTTTAAAGACTGTGACGGGAAAATTGTACCGCTGGTTTGGAACCATCGGCATGACGATCCTAGTAACGTTCTTGGTCATGCTTTGTTGAAGAATCAGGAAGATGGTGTTTATGCGTATTGCACGTTTAATGAAAGCGAAGCTGGTAAAGCCGCTAAACTTCTCGTAGAACATGGGGATATTTCTGCTTTGTCAATATTTGCAAATCAGCTTAAGCAGGAAGGCTCGAATGTTCTTCACGGCGATATTAAAGAAGTCAGTCTTGTTCTGGCTGGTGCTAATCCCGGAGCATCTATATCTAATGTGATGCGCCATGGGGAAATGGTAGAAGATGAAGCAGATATTTATACCGGAGAAGATTTTATACTCGAGCATAATTCCATTGATGATTTTACAGAAGAACAATTAGCGGCGTTGAAAGGTCGGAAAGGTCCGAAAGGAGAGATTGGCGAACGAGGTCCAAAGGGCGATGCTTTAAAGGAGGAAGATAAAATGGCGAGTAATGAAGAAACTGTACGCGATGTTTTTGAAACATTGACTGAAAAGCAGAAGACTGTAGTTTACGCTTTAATCGGTCAGGCTCTCGAAGATGCAAAAAACGACGACGATGAAAAAGATAATGACGAAGAAGATGGAGGAGAAAATATGAAGCATAATGTATTTGATAACGTTGATCCCGAAACCACTCTGATTCATGCTGATGATATGCAGGCTATACTTGCTGATGCTAAGCGTACCGGTAGTATGAGGGAAGCAGTTGAGAACTTTGCTCAGGATAGAGGTTGTGATAGTAATTCTCTGTTCCATGCTGATTATGGTATAGAGAACGTTGGATATTTGTTCCCCGATGATCGCTCGGTAACGAATGAGCCCATATTTGTTTCTCGCAATATGGATTGGGTGAGCAAGCTCATGAATAACATTCGCCACACTCCTTTTTCTAGGATAAAGTCCCTTTTCGCTAATATTACCGAGGATGATGCTCGCGCTAAGGGTTATATTAAGGGTAATCTTAAGAAGGAGGAAGTCTTCACCCTGCTTAAGAGAAGTACTAGCCCCACTACTGTGTATAAGAAGCAGAAGATGGATCGCGATGATGTGGTTGATATCGTTGATCTGGATGTAGTAGCTTGGATAAAGAAGGAAATGCGGGTTATGCTAGACGAGGAACTTGCTAGGGCAGTCTTGGTCGGTGATGGTCGTGTAAGTTCCTCTGACGATAAGATTGATCCTATTCATATTCGTCCTATCTGGACCGATGATGACTTCTACACAATTAAGCAGACTGTCAGCGTTGCCTCTAGCGATAGCGATTCTGCTATAGCAAAGAATTTCATTAAGCAGTGCATTAAGGCTCGTAAGAATTATAAGGGTTCTGGTAATCCTACCCTGTACACTACTGAAGATATGCTTACTGATATGCTTCTTATAGAAGACACTACCGGTCGTGTGATCTATGAGTCGGCTGCTAAACTGGCTACTACTCTGCGTGTTAAGGAAATCGTTACTGTTCCCGTAATGGAGAATTTGACGAGAACCGATGATGCTAGTAAGGTGCATACTCTGTTGGGCATTATCGTCAATCCGAATGACTATACCATTGGCGCGGATAAGGGTGGTGCTGTCAATATGTTCGATGATTTCGACATTGACTATAACCAGCAGAAGTATCTTATTGAAACTCGTTGTTCTGGCGCCTTGACTCTTCCCTATTCTGCCATAGCTGTAGAAAAGGTTTCCGCTTAATCTACTGAAAGAATATTAGGAGGTATATAATTATGATGCGAATTTTTGATCAGGCTAAGGATAAGAACATCGCTGCATATGTCTTCTATGGTAAGACTGCTGATAAGAAGCTCTATTATGAGTCCGACTATAAGACCCAGGTAACTCAGTCTGTTCTTCAGGATGCGTTTAAGAAGGGTCGTCTGCTGATTATGGATGGCACTACGACTTTGGTCGCCGTTTCTCTGGCTGCAAATAAGGTGTCCACAGTTAGCAAGGGAGCTTCTTCCGTGGATCTTACTGAATGGTCTGCCGTAGCCGAATAATAAGGTAAAAATTCAAAATGAAAAAATATTATGGGAAAATCGGCTTTGCTACGACGATTGAAACAACACCTGGTGTGTGGTCAGAGCAAATCGTAGAGCACAATTATTATGGTGATTGGATTCAGAACACGGGAAAGTTTCGAACAGCCGAGAAGGTTAATGATGATATCGTGATACAAAACACCTTAAGCATCGTAGCCGACCCATATGCTAGGAACACTTTCCACGCTATACGCTATGCTACTTATATGGGGCAGAAATGGAAAGTTATAAGCGTGGAAGTGAATTTTCCTCGTTTGAATCTATCGCTGGGAGGTATATATAATGCCCACTAGACTCGATCTTCAAAAACTTTTGGAGAAAACTTTAGGGAGCCGCAATGTGTATTTTCAACCTCCCCCGAATGTTCAAATGGAATACCCAGCGATTGTATATAAACGTCAAAAAATCGATAATGATTTTGGAGATGATTTAGTTTATATACAATCGCATTTTTATTCTGTAATCGTGATAGATTCGAATCCCGACAGCCCTATTGTTATGGACGTTTCTCGAATTCCTGGGATTCAATATGATCGTAATTATGTTTCCGACAATCTGTATCACGATGTGTTTACACTTTACTATTAAGGAGGCAAATCTATGAGACTTAATTGGGATAATGCCGGCGAACGATTGTTCGAAACCGGTGTTCGAAATGGTGTACTTTATCCTTTTGGTGAGAATAAGTATGGCAAGGGTGTGGCGTGGAATGGTCTTACCGCTGTCACCGAATCTCCGTCTGGCGCCGAAGCTACTGCACTTTATGCAGATGACATGAAGTATCTCAACCTTATGTCTGCTGAAGAGTTTGGCGCAACAGTTGAGGCTTATACTTATCCGAAAGAATTCGAAGCTTGCGATGGTTCTGCTGAGGTCTCTGAGGGCGTTACTATTGGCCAGCAGGAACGTAAGACTTTCGGTATGTCTTACCGGACGGTTGTCGGTAACGACCTCGAAGGTAATGAGCATGGCTATAAGCTTCATCTGATATATGGTGCGTTGGCGGCTCCTAGTGAGCGCGCTTACAGTACTATAAATGATTCTCCTGAGGCTATAACTTTTTCTTGGGAAGTATCGACTACTCCGGTTAACGTACCTGGTAGAAAGGCTACTTCTTTGCTTACTATTGATTCTACAAAGTGCGATAAAGCTAAACTTAAGCAGCTCGAAGATATACTGTATGGTGTAGCGGCTGATGAGTTCAGTGCAAGTGCAACGTATAAGGTTGGTGATTACTGTACTTATGAGAGTAAAACTTATAAGTGTAAGACCGCCATCCAGACTGCCGGAGCATGGGATCCGTCTAAGTGGGATGTGGTCGAAGATGTTGACGCCCGTCTGCCTCTTCCCGCCGAAGTTATAGAACTTTTTGGGCCCAAAGCGAACGGTTAATCTAACTTAGTTGTAGAGAGTCGTATTCAGGTAAGCTGGCGACTCTTTTTTATTTAGAAAGGAGAAATAATATGATCGTAAAGACGGTTACCTATACAGATTTTAATGGTAATGAACGTACTGAAAGTTTTTGGTTCCATCTTTCTAAACCGGAACTTACCGAAATGCTTTTGGGAATAGACAATAATATCGAAACGTATATAAAAACCATAATTAAGAGCGAGAATTACTATGAAATAGTTAAGATTTTTAAGAAACTTCTTCTGGAAGCGTATGGCGAAAAATCTGAAGATGGACGAAGGTTTATGAAAACGCCTGAAAAAACGAAGGAATTTTCAGAAAGCGAAGCATATTCGGTTTTGTTTACTGAGCTGACAACGAATGAAGAGAAGGCCAGTGAGTTTGTTAATGGCCTTATTTCTAAGGATACTGCAACAGGGAAGTAAAAACGAGGATAGAGAGAATGCTTCAGATTACAATACCTGCTAGGGAAGTAGCTTATGACGAAGTCAAAAATGAGTTTTGCTATACTAAAGAATGGACGTTGCAATTAGAGCATTCTCTTGTTTCCATTTCAAAATGGGAATCAAAGTGGCATAAACCATTTTTGGATAAAAAAGAAAAGACCGCAGAAGAAATAATAGATTACATTCGCTGCATGACAATTACTCAGAACGTTGACCCCGAAGTCTATAACAATCTAACAAAAGACAACATATCTGCGATTATAGCGTATATAGACGATCCTATGACCGCAACTTGGTTCAACGATGATAAAAACAAAAAACCGGCTCGTAGAGAGATACTGACTAACGAATTAATCTATTATGCTATGTGTTCATATAATATACCAGTGGAATTTCAGAAATGGCATCTCAATCGATTGTTAACACTTCTTCGAGTATTTGCAATTAAGAATGAGCCACCTAAGAAAATGTCTAAGAGCGAAATTATGCGACGCAATAAGTCTTTAAATGAAGCTCGGAGAAATGCTCTTGGTACGAGAGGATAGGCGGTGGGTTTAAGTGATTACCTTTAAGCAAACTGGGGATTTTTTTAAGTTTAAAAGATATACGGAAAGAATTAAAGAAGCAGTTAAGATTGGAAATTTAAATGCTTATGGTCGCGAAGGGGTAGCCGCTTTACAATCTGCAACACCTATAGATTCGGGTTTAACTGCAAAGTCGTGGGACTATGAAATACAGCAGGGCAATAATCGTGTGTCGATTGTTTTTACGAACTCGAATATTCAAAATGGAGTTCCAATTGCCGTAATCATACAGTACGGCCATGCTTCTCGAAATGGGCGATGGGTAGAAGGACGTGATTATATTAATCCTGCTATTCAACCTATTTTTGACAAAATAGCAGAATCTGTATGGAAGGAGGCCACGAGAGCATGAGCAAAACGATTGACGAAAAAGTCGTCGAAATGCGATTTGATAATTCTCAATTTGAACGCAATGTGGCGACGAGTATGAGCACCATCGATAAACTTAAACGAAGTTTGAAATTTGATGGGATTTCTAAGGGTATAGAAGATATTAGCGATTCTGCAAATCGTATCGATTTCTCTGGTTTTAGCAATGCCATTGACAGCGTCCAGATGAAATTCTCTGCACTTGAAGTCATGGCAGTCACGGCTTTGGCAAACATTACTAATTCGGCTGTAAATGCTGGTTTGAAGCTTGCAAAATCATTAACGATAGATCCGATTTCCACCGGATGGTCAAAATACAATACTAAGAATCAATCTGTAGCAACTATGGTTGCTCAAGGTTATGATATAGAAACCGTTAATTCGCAACTTGAAAGACTGAACTGGTTTACAGATGAAACAAGTTACGATTTTACGCAAATGGTTGCTAATATTGCTAAATTCACAGCAACCGGCAAAGACTTGGACGAATCCGTTACGGCTATGGAAGGTATAGCAAACTGGGCAGCTTTGTCTGGTCAAAATGCTAACACAGCTAGCCATGCAATGTATCAGCTTTCCCAAGCTATGGGTGCGGGTGTCATGCGTTTGGAAGATTATAAGTCTATTCAAAATGTATCGATGGACACTGATGAGTTTCGCCAAAAAGCTTTAGATGCGGCAGTAGCATTAGGTACATTAAAGAAAAACGCTGATGATACATATTCTTCTTTGGTAGGCAAAGCGAATAATTTTACTAAATCTCAGTTTGCAACGAGCTTAACACAAGGAGCTTGGTTTACATCGGATGTCATGATGTCCGTTTTCCAAGATTATTCTAAGGCTGTTGATCAGATTTATGATTATGCAACCGAAAAAGGTATAACCGCATCCCAAGCAATTAAAGAATTAGATGGACAAATTGATGCGTTTTCACTGAAGGGATTTAAAGCCGCACAGGAAGCTCGTACTTTTGAAGACGCTATCAATTCTGCTCGGGACGCTGTAAGCTCTGGCTGGTTAAATACTTTTGAGTTGATATTTGGTAATGCAGAACGAGCCACTAGTACCTGGACTGATTTAGCAGAGATGATGTTCGACATTTTTGCTGAACCAGGTAATAATCGCAACGAATTACTCTCTCAATGGAGTGAACTTGGGGGACAAAAAGCCCTCATCGAATCTCTAATGGGAATAGTAGGCCAGCTTAAAGATATGCTAGATATTTTAGGCGAAGCTTGGTCTAATGTATTTCCTCCAATGACCGCTGAACGATTAGTAGAGATTACTGAAAATTTTCGCGATTTTGTACAATCAATTTCTGATTTTATACAAAAGCATCGCGATAATTTAGTTTCAACATTCCAGGGGTTATTTTCAGTTCTTCGTATTATCAAAGATGCTCTAAAAGGCGTTTGGACTGTCGTGCAATCCATTATTGATAATTCGGGATCTCTCGTGCCGACACTCTTAGAATTTACTGGCTCTTTGGGAGAAATGGTTACTTCTTTATCCAAGAGTATCGAAGAAGGAAATATTTTTGTTACTATTGGAGAAAAAATAGGCGGTGTTTTAAAATGGTTAACAGGTTTATTTTCTGGTGCTTCGCCTCATATTACAAATATATTTTCTGCTATTGGGAAAGGCGCTGCATTTGTTAGTAAAGTTTTATCAAAGCTTTTTAGCAATATAAAAGGGGACGTACCAAAGCTAATCAACAGTCTTTCCCTTGCTTCCATTTCAGTATTTATTGGAAAAGCATTATCGAGCATTGAAAAGCCTCTTCAAATATTTGGCGATATAAAAGGTTCAATAGTTGGTGTGCTAGATGGTATTCGAGATGCTTTGTCATCTTGGAAAACCAGCATAGATGCCAAATCGCTCTTGAATATATCGATTTCGATTGGGATATTAGCTGGTTCGTTAATGCTTATATCTTCTATTGAAAGCGATAAACTTATGAAATCAGTTGTCGCTATCGGTGCTTTGATGACAGAACTTGGCTTGTTCCTCAAGTTATTTTCGGGATTTGGTGGCGGTATAAAAGGATTGGGATCTATCGCCGTAGCAATGGTCGGTATTTCAACTTCTGTGTTGATATTGGCTAGCGCAATGAAAACACTTTCTAAAATACCCGAAGATGATATAGGACGTAGTATCGCGGCTCTTGTCGGAGTAATGGCAATTCTTACTGCAACAGCCCGTGCTTTTCCGCAAAAGAAAATGTTAGGCGTTGGTCTGGCTATGATTAATGTTGCTGTAGCGGTTGTTATATTAGCTGGAGCCATGAAGATATTTCAAACTCTTCAATGGGAAGACATTGCTAAGGGTATAGTGGCTATCGGTGGTTCGCTTGGTGTCCTAGCGCTGTTCCTTACTGCGATGAACGATAACATCAAAGGTGCTTTTGCTTTGACGATTGCGGCAGGAGCATTAATAACTTTGAGTCTTGCGTTAAAGATCTTTCAAACTCTTCAATGGGAAGACATTGCTAAGGGTATAGTGGCTATCGGCGGGTCACTTGGCGTACTAGCACTGTTCCTTACCGCGATGAATGACAATATTAAAGGTGCTTTGGCTTTAACAATTGTAGCAGGTTCGCTAATAATATTGGGTACAGCATTAAAAATCCTAAGTAGTATTCCTTTTACAAACATGCTAGTAGCGCTTGGTGCTCTTGCAGGTACTTTTCTGGTTCTTGGGTTGGCGGGCGCGATTTTGACTCCTGTTATACCTACTATTCTTGGTTTGGCTGGTGCACTAGCCTTAGTTGGTGTAGCCATACTAGCATTCGGAGCGGGTCTTGCTTTAACTGGCGCCGGATTGACTGCTATCGCGGCTGGTTTAACCGCTTTAGCTTTAGCAAGTACGGCCAGTGTAAACGCCTTGATAACTGTAGTATCGGCCATCGTGACTGGTATTATCCAGGCAATTCTTGACGGTATTACGAGTCTTGTCCTAACCATTGGTGAAACACTTCCACTTATAGTAACTACGATATTGGACCTTATTATATCTATTCTTACGGCTATCGATGAGAATGGTCCGCTGATATTTGAAAAGGTTCTTTCTATAATAACGGGTTTACTAGAGGCTATCGCTAATAACATACAGCCTATAGTTGAGGCAGGTATAGAAATTGTTTTGGGACTCATTCGTGGTATAAGTGAGAAAATGGATGACATAGCCCAAGCAGGTTTCGACTTGCTTATAAGCTTTATCGATGGCCTTTCGAAGGCAATTGATGAAAACTTCACCGATCTTCTGAATTCGGTATTGAATTTGATAACTACTATCATAGACAGCGTTGTTGAATTCTTGACTGGCGGAGCTGTAACCGACTTCTGCGCTTCAGGTAAAGCCGTTATAGAAGGATTCATCAAAGGTATGGGTGATATGATCGATGCTGTAGTGCAGAAAGCTAAAGACATCGCTAAGGCAGCCGTAAGAACAGTTAAAGGCTGGCTTGGAATTAATTCTCCTTCTAAGGTTTTCAGAAAAATCGGCGTATATACCGGTGAAGGTTTAGCTTTGGGTTTGGAGGATTCCGAAAATAGTATTGCGAATTCCGCTATTGGCGTTGGCAAAACAGCTAAGACTGCAATGGAAAAGGCTATTAATGGCATGTCGGACGTTGTAAATAGCATCGATACTCAACCTACGATTCGACCAATATTGGACTTGTCAGATATAGAGTCCGGGGCTACTCGTATAGACAAGCTTTCAGATTCCTGGAATGGATACTCTATTGATGGAACGGTTAATCTGGCAAAAACTACTATGGGATCACTCCCGCTTCAGCCTAATAGCACAAGTCTTACTGCATCCATGCTTGAGCAACTTAAGAAGCTTGGTAATACTATGTCTGGAGAAAAGAAGACTACTATAACCAATCATTTCTCAATTACTGGGGACAATCCGCGTGAAATCGCGAATGAAGTATCCAGAATACTCCAGCAGCAAGTCGAAAGGAGGGACGCTGTATGGGCATAATAATGTTTAATGGAGCGTCTTCCAAAGATTACGGTATCGAGGTTGAGCATCCACCTAAGTATAATTATCCAGAAAGAGACTACACTATTGTGCACGTTCCCGGACGTAATGGGGATTTAGTACTCGATAGTGAATCCTATCAAAATGTAGAGCGTGTGTACGAGTTGGCAATAGGCGAGTATCATGGCGATTTCACGGTACTCGCCAATCGTATCTCCACATGGTTGCACTCTGCTCGAACCTATGCACGATTAGAGGATAGCTATGAGCCAGAATATTATCGTATGGCTCTATATCAAGAAGGAACTTCTATCGAGAATTTCTTTCATCAGGGAGGCAGAGTAGAAGTCACCTTTAATTGCAAGCCTCAACGTTTTCTTAAAGAGGGTGAAAAAGCGGTTAGTATTAGTAGGGGTGATATTTGGGTTAACCCTACAAATCAAGTGGCTAAACCTCTAATCAAGATTACTGGTAGCAGTGGCACCTTTACGATAGGGGATCGGACTGTGACTCTCAATGCTATAAACGAGTATATAATGCTCGATAGCGAGCTGGAGCACGCTTATAAAGGGCTGTCAAATTGCAATGCGAATATATCAGCCCTTTATTTTCCGGTTCTTAACATCGGCGCCAATACGATAACCTGGACCGGTAATATTACAGCTGTAGAAATTATTCCTAGGTGGTGGACACTATGATTCCAATACTATATTCACCAACGACTACCTCATTTACAACAGGAGGAATTGGCAAGCTTATAGATGCCGGCTCTTGTATAGTTACAGAGGAAAGAAATGGCTCCTATGAGTTAGAGATGACTTATCCTATAACGGGTCATCTTTATGACGAGATCAAACAGCGGAGTATTATATTCGCTAAACCGAGTCCAGCCCAGTCGGAACAGCCTTTTCGTGTGTATCGAATCACTAAGCCATTAAATAAGGTTGTTACCATCTATGCTGCTCATATTAGCTACGATCTTAGCGGAATACCAGTCACAAACTTCACTTCTCAGTCCGTACAAGCGGCTCTGACGGCCTTAACGACGTCTAGCGTGATAAGTAATCCATTCACGTTTTGGAGCGATAAGACGAATTCTGGAGTCATGGAAATCGAAACTCCAACACCTTGCCGAACAATTTTATCGAATATACTGGATATTTATGGCGGAGAATACGAGTTCGATAAGTATACGGTTAAACTGCATTCCCTGCGCGGATTTGATAACGGTGTCTCCATAAAGTATGGCAAGAACCTTACAGATTTGGAACAGGATGAGAATTGTTCGAACGTCTATACTGGTGTATTACCCTATTGGACTGGCAATGAAACGACTATTAGCGGTTCGGTGGTAAATGCCCCTGGTACATACGATTTTACTCGTATATTGCCAGTCGACTTCACCCGCGACTTCGAGGAACAGCCCTCGACGACTCAGCTTGCTAATGCCGCGACGAATTATATTTCGGCTAATAATATCGGTATTCCAGAGGTTAATCTTACCGTGTCTTTCGTTCATTTGAACCAGACGGAGGAATATAAGAATCTTGGGATATTCGAACGGGTCGAGCTTGGAGACTCGATCAAGGTTGAATTCGCGGCTATGGGTGTTTCTTCGACTGCGAGGTGCGTCAAAACCGTTTATAATACTTTGCTTGAACGGTATGACAATGTAGAACTCGGAGAAGTTAAGAAAGGTTTAGCCGATACCATTTCATCTCAAACTTCATCCATTATTGATATTTCGAAAAATAGTGGCGTATCCAGCGCAGTAAAAGCTGCTATAATAGCGGCGACTGAGGCTATAACCGGACAACAGGGTGGAAGCGTGATATTACACGATACTCGTGGCGGTAATAAGCCTAATGAGCTGCTGTTTTTGGATAATGATGATATTTCTCAAGCTCAGAAAGTTTGGCGTTTCAATCTATCCGGTTTTGGATATTCTTCTAACGGTTATGAAGGTCCATATACTACAGCCATAACTAGAGATGGCTCAATAGTAGCAGACTTCATTACGACTGGTAGTATGGACGCAGCGCGGATTACTGCTGGTATACTCAAATCAAAAGATGGCCGATTTTTGATTGACCTGACCGCCAACACTATCACGATGAAAAATCCAAGCGGAAACACGGTTTTTGCATTTGACGGCAACGGCAACCTGACGATCAGCGGAACCGTATATGCAAGTGCGGGCGAGTTCACCGGGAAAATAACGGCGGGCAGCGGCTCAATCGGAGGATTTAGCATAAATGGAAACAATCTTGTTGGTAATGGCGTCACCTTGTATGGCAATACATACGGAAAACTTACCTTGGGAGCTGTGGATATAGAAGGATATAATGGCCTGTCAGTAAAAAAAAACCTGCATACTGAGGGTAACTTAACAACCGATGGCAGATTCTTTATGACATCCCCACCAAGTGCTAGTGGTAGTGCTAATACTCGATTAGTTGACTATGCGTATGGCGGTGGATACTCGTTAGGCATGATTTCATCCTCTATACGATATAAAAAGGAGATACACGATATCAGAGAGTATGACGGCGTAAGCGACAGAATAGATAAAGTGAGAGCTGTCACATATACTCCTAAAAGCGGCTTAGATAAAGGCCGCTATTTTTACGGCTTCATCGCCGAAGAGCTTGAAACGGAATTTCCATGGCTGGTGGATTACCACACTGACAAAGAAACGCGGGAGGTAATGGCCGAATCGGTAGAATACGATCGTGTTCCGGCTATCCTTTGGGCAGATGCACAGAAGACTCATGAACGGCTTAAAACACTCGAAGCCGAGCTTGCCGAGCTAAAATCATTGTTATCCAAGCAACTTAACAATTAAAAGAAGGGAAAGATATTTAATGTATCTGGACGCACAAACGATCATCACGTTTGCTTCTCTTCTAACTGCTATGGGAGTAATAGCGCATTACTTGAATAAAGGTCACCAATGGTATATGAAGCAGGAGAAGCAGGATGTTGATATTACGGCAATTCAAAACGAAATCGTCGAACAAAAGAAGGAGCAACGGTTACATACCTATGCTCTCTTGGCTTGTTTAAAAGGATTAAAAGAACAAGGTTGCAATGGCCCCGTAACTGAGGCCATTAATGAAATAGAAAAACACTTGAACAAAAAAGCGCATGAATAAGGAGGTAATATTATGCAGTTTTTCAAGCTTAACGACAAGGTGTACGATGTTCTGAAGTGGGTAACTATGGTAGTCCTTCCCGCACTGTCTACGCTGTATTTTGCTCTGGCTACTCAGTGGGGTCTTCCTTATAGCGAGGAAATAGTAAAGACCGTTATGGCGGTAATAACCTTCCTCGGTACCATACTTGGTATAAGCACGGCCGAGTACAGGAAGAACTCGAATTAAGACGTAATTAACAGCGATTTATTGGGCTTAGGAATGGTTTATTCCTTGAGTATTCCTACATCTCGATTATAAAAATGCTTAAATTGCTGGAAAAGATGTTGATAGGATATTATGATTATGCTCTTAACGGCAAAAACCAAAACTATTAGGCAAATCGAAAAAGACAGGAAACGCCTGAATAAATCGAAGGAATTAAAAAGTGGTTAGGAGTGATACAAAGATGAAAAATGTAGGATATTCCTATATTATTCATATATCACTCCTATACCACGATTCCTACATAATCCTTGGAAAGAACCTATTTGATTTTTTTCATCTCTTCTTTCAACCATTCAATGTCCCGTTCGGTATATACTTTTTCGGTTATATCCGTAATAGCATGCCCAACGATGTACTTGATGGCGTACTCATCTACTTGATATTTCTTCGCCATCGTGACAAAATGCTTTCGTCCGTCATGGCAACGATGCTCTGGATTTAGGTCGAGTTTAGTTCTAATATTTACAAACTTATCGTAGTATTTTCGATAGCTGAACTGTAGATATTTAGCCCCGCTTTCAGGTGGAGTATTAAAAAGATATTCGCTTCCAAGTTGCTTGGCTTCTTCATAGCGTCGTTCGACTATAAAACGGATTCGAGGATGTATCGGTACAATTCGATTTACACCGGCATCCGTTTTCATGCCTCCCATCACAGTATTTTCATCCAGATTGACGTCTTCGATCTTTAGAAGGAATAATTCTTGTGGTCTCCATCCAGAATAGCATTGATATAGTAGCATATCAACATACGGTATCCTATCTATATTCGCCCAAAGCTTTTCCATTTCCTCATCACTATAGGAGATATGCTCCTGTACGGGAGGAGAATCTGATTTTATTCCAGATGAAGAGATCGTAAAAGAACGTGCATAATTTTTGTCAGTTATCTCGTATTCCACGGCGTAATCGAGCATTAGGTTAAATAGCGTCTTTATGCTAACCTGAATAGAGCGAGTGGTACAATGTTCGACGCCTTTGAAGACGGCTATTCCATTTTCTAGGCAACCCTTAATATGGCGTGGACGAAGATTAAGAACGACAATCTCGTATACCTCACTGCAATATAGCCATGCGTTTTTAATTGCAGCCGCTGCTGATGGACCACGTTGTTTAGAGTATTCGGGAAGCCAACGTTCGTACAATTCCTTTACGGTAATGCTATCTGACAGATCGTAAGGGTTTCTATTATATTCGACTAAGGCTGCATAAGCATCATTGTAAGATGCGAAATAAGATGTTGGCTTTAATGGCTTACATATTGGCCGGCCATTTTTATTTTTCCCAATTGTTACCATAGCCCGAAAAGGATTTCGAAGATTTTGGCCTTTAATCTCACTTATTTGCCCAAAACCATTGGGGAGACGTCTGCGTTTATTCTTACGCGAAGCTGATGTTTTTCCAATTGGTTTTAATGGATAGCCGCAATGTGGGCAGCTAATTGCTTTATCACTCACTTGCAATTCGCATTCTGGACATTTACTAAGCATTGATATTTACACCTCCCAAAGTAAGTATATAGCGAATCTGTAGGAGTTGTCAATTTATACATACGCAGTTTTTACAGCCTCTTTTATGAGAATTATATTTATGGAGGTTTATATGGAATACAAACACTTTAGCTATAAGGGTCCGGTTACGAATTCATTCGGAAGATTACTAACCGATAAATGGGAAGGAGCAACAATGGCGCCAACGCTTGCGAAAGCTCGTTCTAATCTAGGTTATCAGTTTAAGAAGGAATCTAACTTACTCCCATCTAGTAAGGTGATATTTAATGGACCAATTAAAGAAAACTGATTAACGGAACGAGTCCTACATGGACTCTTTCTTTTTGCATTTTTAAGGCTTATCATTAAAAATGCTATGACTACTGATGAACGGTGCAATGACTGTGGTGGAGAGCTGCGATACTATGACACCGTCTCTCGAATTCTTCGAACTGAACGAGGGGAACGTCATTGGATTAAGGTGCAACGTAAATACTGCATGTCTTGTGGCCGGATTAGGAGATGTTTACCCGACTATATTATCCCATATCATCATTACAGATCTGACATTATATTAGGTTTCATATCCGGTAAGCTAACTTCATTTAATCTAGATTACGAAGATTATCCTTGCGAAACAACAATTAAAGAGTGGAGAAGTTCACTGAGTTCCGTTTCAATAATGCTCCTTGGCAGTTCTAAAATGAATGACGAAGGAGGTAATAGTAATAAAGCTTTATCGAAAAAGGAGAGATGAAATTGAACGATAATGTATTTAAAGAAGGGTCAGTTCCAGTGGCCGTAGTTGCAAGGGTGTATGGAAAGGATGCTTCCTGGGTCCGAGCCGGTATTATATCCGGATGGCTACCAATCGGAAAAGCTACAAGAAACGGAAAGTTGATTGGTAGTGTTGAACAAATGAATAGCAAGTACGGGCGCATCAACTTTTACATTTCGCCAAAGCGTCTGTATGAGGAAACTGGTTATATGTGGAAGGGAGAAAAGAAATGAGCACTACGATAAGACCGGAAGTATCGGAGAAGAACAAATATTGGATCGAACGGCATAGGTATTATGAGCTGAAACACTTTTGTCTGCAATATTATATTTGGAAACGAGCATATTCGGCTCTAGACGGGCTTAATGGCTCTAATAAGGACCCCAGGGAGTTAAAAAGCCAAAACCTTTCAGAAAGCCCTACAGAGCGTTATGCGATGTCTAAAATCTATTACCGAGATAGAATAGAACTGGTTAACCGAGTAGCGGTTTTGACGAGTGAAGAGCTGTCAAAATATATTCTTATCGGAGTAACGGAGGGGCTGTCTTACGAACAGATTAAAGCTAGATTAGATATTCCCTGCTGTAAAGACGTTTACTACGAATTGTACAGACGGTTCTTCTGGATATTAGATCGCGAAAGGCAGTAAATACGCGAAACCTACATTTTCTATTATGAAAGGTAGGTGTATTATGATGAGGACTTTTGACAACATTATCTACAAGAGACATCATTTGATTATGGACGAAACCAAAGTAATGGAGGCACTGCGTATTATACAAAAGACGTGCAACCGGCTGTTTACTCAAATACAAATTGACATGGCAGTTGGAAGTTGTGACTGGAAGAATAGTACGATGTGGTACATTAACTTAACTTGTTCCAATACCGAATGGAGAAATTTAATCAAAGAATTATTGATTGTACGAGTCTTCTCGAATAGAGACATACCACAAAATTATATTTATGTTTATACCACGGATTGAGCCCACGAGGGCTCTTTCTTTTTTCTACGCGAAATATGCACTTTCTGTTATGAAAGGAAGGTGATAATTATGTCCATTGCATTTGTCGTGTGTCTAATTATTGGAGTCGTAGCGGCCACTGCGTATGTTTGGATTTACGTAGTGCCGGGCTGGTCTTTGCGTCGCGCGTTTGTTTGTGTCGGGTGCGCTGCGCTCGTTGCGCCTGTTTGCTTGTTTGTCGCTTGTGTGGTTGTGTTGGCCGTGCTCGTTGCGCCTTTTTGCTTGTTGTTCGGTTGGGTGCTGGGGATTTAAGAGACTTGGAAAACCAGGTCTCTTATTCTTTTTGCGAATACCATATGCGGGTGACGATTATTGATGATATTTTATAGAAAAGGAGAATAGAATTATGAATTACATTTGGTACTTGATTTGGAGTATTATCTGGTTGATAGTCGGTCAGATAACTGGTTATCTGCGGGGTTTAAAAGATGGCAAGGAGATTTTTGGCACTCTTCGTATGGACCATTCAGATATTGAAGAACCACCTTATCTGTTCTTGGAGCTTAAAGGGCATACTGTTGATGATATTTCCAGACAGAAGTTTGTAACTTTCGCTGTTGAACAGAAAGATTTTCTTCCGCGAAATTAACACCTTCTTTTATGAAACCATAACGAAAGGGGTATAAAATGTTTACAGAAAGAAAAAAGCTAAAAGGTGAGATCGAAAGGGACTTCGATCATTTAGCCGCGTTGGAACCGTATGATGAAAAATACGCGAAAACGACCGAAAACCTAAATCAGCTGTATGATTTGAAAAATCGGGAAGACAAGAATTTGACAGATCTGATAGTTGGATTGTTAGGAATTGGTTTACCGTTGGTATTTTACGGAATATGGATGAAAAGAGGCTTTAAGTTCGAGGAGACTGGAGCGTACACCTCGACGACATTTAGAGGACTGTTTAACAGATTTAAACCCACTAAGTAATTATGAAAGGATTAAGGTGTCTAACAAGGCATCTTAATTTCTGATTTATGAGATATTTCTTTGAAAAACCGCCCATTTATAGATCCCGTTATGGACGTGCTTATATTTGCGACCATCCAGTGTATACACACTGCACATTATACGAAATTGGAGAGCAAGGGTTGGCCGTCGTTCAGCAAAGATTTGACTCATCTACCAAAGTTACTTGGTGGGATGAAATAGACCCTTGGTTAACTGACGTTTTATATTTGCACGAGGGCTTCAAAGAATATTTCGATAAACGTGCTAAAAGATGTATGGACGGTTTATATCCAACGGTTACGATTCGTCAAATAATGTGGGCATTAAAGATGAAACCATTACCACGCAAGCGATGGGAAACAGTAATCGATCGACGTTTTCTCTGAAAGGAGCATGAGATGACAAGGTTTATAGCGAACATTAAACGTTTTGTAAAACGAAACAACTCAACAATTCTATCGGTTATAGGGTCCGGAGGGGTTATTACAACGACAATACTTGCGATCCGCGCTACACCAAAAGCCTGTGAACTTATAAAAGCAGATAGTCGCTTTAATCATGATGGCGACCCATATGCTTACACCAAGCTGGAGGCTATACAATCAGCTTGGAAATGTTATATTCCGACCGCTATTTCATGTATAGGCACCATAGTCTGTATATTTGGTTCGGACGCTATTAGCCGAAATAATAAGGAAGCGTTGATCGGAGCTTATACCCTTTTGAGTAATTCATATGAGGAATATAAGTCAAAGATGCGAGAACTCTATGGCGATGAAGCTGACAAAGAAGTTAGGGGCGCTATGATACGCTCTAAAGTCGATGACAATACTGGCTTAATGCTAAGCGATGAAAAATTCCTGTTTTTCGAAGAGTATTATGGGGAATTCTTTACTCGTACAAAAGAAGAGGTATTACTGGCCGAGTATCACTTCAATCGGAATTACCAGCTTAGAGGTTATGCAAACCTGAACGAGCTATATGCATTCTTGGATCTTCATCCCGCAAATACTTTATTTGGCGAGACTGTCGGATGGTCGATTGAAGCTGGTGAATGTTATTATGGTTATTCATGGATTGATTTCGATCACGAATTGGTGACGTTGGATGATGGGTTAGAGTGCATTTATATTCACTTTCCGTTTCCTCCGACAGCTGATTATCTCGATATGGAATAATTCACGCACCATTTACAATTCCTTTTATGAAAGGTAGGTGTTAAAATGAGTAAACTTAAATCATTTGTGAAGCGTCATAGAAAAGCTTTTACTATTGGCGGATTTGGATTAATGGGCATCATAGGATTCTTTTTTGGGAGAAAGTATGAGAAAAGAAGAATTGAGAGCTCTACGAGTTTGAATTCGTTCGATAGTGTAGCTGAAAACGTGATCGATGCACGAAGAAGGTTCACTCGATAACACGAATCGAGAAGGTGGGAGTCTGAATATGGACTCTTATCTTTTTGTTTTTACGCGAAATAAACATTTTATATTATGAAAGGAGGCTAAAAGCTTATGAACATCAAAACGATTAAAATCTTGAATATAGCTCTTAGCATAATCGGAATGGCAGTAACTTTCGCCATCGACCGTATTAATGACAAGAAGCTAGACGGAGTAATCGAAGATAAGATTGCTAAAGCACTCGCGAACAAACAGTAAGGGTCCGGAACACGGACTCTTATTTATTTGGAGTACCGATATGACAAATGATCAGGCTATTAATTTCATTCATGGCTATTGTTCGAAAACTATCCCCAAACCGAAAGTCGGATGGCCTCATTACTATCTGCAAGAAGTAGCTTATTCATCTTGCGCGGCCGGCGAGATAATTAAAAGGCTTGAAAGTAGTACGGACGATCCGGTTCAAACAGTTAAACAATTTAAGGAAGAGATGTATGAATTTTATAGTATGAATGACGGAGCAAGAAGCGTGGTGTTTTCCTATGCTTATGAAATGGCAGAGGAGATTTATATTCTATTATTAAGAAAAGCGTTATCATTAAAAAGGAGTATGAAATGAGCACATCTAAAATGGCGGCGTTTATGTATAAAGCCAAAACCGTTTTAAATACCTATTATCCTGAAATTTTAACAGGCATTGGTATTACCGGAATGCTTACATCTACGATATTGGCAGTTAGAGCTACACCAGAGGCATTGCGTTTGATTGAAGCATCTAAGCGGGAACTTCATCAAGATGAATTGACTCCGATTGAAACAGTCAAAGCCACATGGCGTTCTTATTTACCATCTGTAATAGCTAGTGGGATGTCTGTTGCCTGTCTAATCGGAGCGAGTTCGGAAAATACTAAGCGTAGAGCAGCATTGACTGCGGCATGGAGCATAACCGAGGCTGCTCTTAACAACTATGAAAAAAAGGTGGTTGAAATCGTTGGAGAAAAGAAGAATGAGATTATTCGTGACGCTATAGCGGAGGATCATATTAAAGAAAACCCGATGAAAACTAACGAAGTAATCATAACCGCTAAGGGCGATACGGTTTGCTTTGATACCATTTCATCAAGATATTTCAAATCAGATATCGAAAAACTAAAGCATGTGCAAAACGAGGTAAATAAGCGCCTCGTTAATGAAATGTACATCTCGCTTAATGAGTTTTACTACGAAATAGGGCTGCCATCCATAAAAATTGGAGATGACTTGGGTTGGAATATTGCGGACGGCCTTATCAATTTTAGGTTTAGTGCTCATCTGTCCGAAGATGGCACTCCGTGCATAGCGGTAGATTATAATATATCTCCTACGTATAAATATTGCCGTTAGTACGCGAAAATTACATTTTCTATTATGAAGGAAACATTAACTTATTATAATCTGAAAGGAGAACAATTATGGAAACTAATGAGATCATGACAAACGCAGAGGACATCATGGACGTCACTGAAGAGGTTGCAACTTGCGGAGGAAGTAAGACCCTGAAGATAGCTGGGGTGGTTGCTGGGGCAGCACTTGTAGGCGTAGCAGCATATAAGTATGCCATCAAACCGCTCTGGGCTAAGCTTAAGGCGAAGCACGAAGCAAAGAAAGCTTCTAAAGAGGCCGTTTATGTAGAATCTAAGGAGGATGAATTCGAAGAGTTCAATGATTGGGAAGAGAAGATCAAGTAATTGATGTAACCCAAAAGTATAGGTGTCTGTAACAAGGCACCTTTACTTTTTTTATTAGCAGATAGGAGTAATCGCATGGCCGAAAACAACACGACTGTGGATATATTAAATGATTTGAAACCGAATTCCGATAAGTATAAGGAGAGAACAAAAACAGAATCAGAAAAAAACTTGGGGTGTATCGTAACTGGCAATGTCAGTGTAAAGAAGAAAAACGATATTCAAAAATTCGCTGAGACATTTGTAAAAGAAGATTTGCATACTGTCAAATCTTATATTTGGACCGAAGTATTACTTCCGGCGTTTAAAGCTGTCATATCGGATAGCGTAAACATGATGCTTTACGGTGAGACGTCAAGAAATAGAAAAACAAATAATAAACGAGCATCGCAGGTTTCATATAGTAGCTATTACGATAGACCGAACGATCGCAGGGAACCTAATTACGTTCGTAGTGCGTCACGATACGTCTTTGATGACTTTAAATTTGAAGACCGTGGAGACGCCGACGAAGTATTGTCGACATTAGACGATCTGCTAAATCGCTATCCATCGGTTAGCATAGCTGATCTTAATGAATTGGTAGGTATTACAGGACGCTATACCGATAATAAATACGGTTGGACTGATATTCGTCAAGCATATATCGAGCATACCCGTGATGGTTATATTTTAAGAATGCCCAAAGCAATTCCATTAGATTAAGAAGGAGAAAAGAATGAGTAACATTAGTACTAAAGCAGCTAGTTTTGTTAAGAAGACCGGCTTTCAGTTGCGTCAGTATAGCCCCGAGATTCTTGTAGTGGCTGGAGTTATAGGCACCGTTGTGAGCGCTGTAATGGCCTGCAAGGCAACCACCAAGGTGAATGATATTTTGGAGCAGCATAAAGAGGATGTTGAAAAAATACATACGGTAGCCAAAGATGAGAAGTACGCTGATGAGTATACCGAGAGCGATATGAAAAAGGATCTCACAATAGTTTACGCTCAGACAGCATTGAAATTTGCCAAGCTGTATGGCCCGGCGGTTCTTCTTGGCGGTCTGTCAATAACTGGGATTCTGACGTCGAACAATATTCTTCGTAAGCGTAATATTGCAATCGCGACTGCATATGCGGCACTCGATAAGAGTTTTAAGGGCTATCGTGAACGTCTTACCGAACGTTATGGCGAAACTGTAGATCGCGAATTGAAATATGGTATTAAGGCTCAGAAAATAGAAGAGACCGTTGTAGACGAAAACGGAAAAACTAAGAAAACCAAGACTATAGTTCCGGTCGTAGAAAATGAAAAGAACAGTGTATACGCTCGCTTCTTTGACGAAACTAATCCGAATTGGGAGAAGAATCCGGATTATAATTTGATGTTCCTCCGTGCTCAGGAAAACTATGCTAATCAGAGGCTTCGTGCAGACGGCTATCTTTTCTTGAACGATGTTTACGAGAGCCTTGGAATTCCTAAATGTAGTATAGGTCAAGTAGTTGGTTGGATTTATGATCCGGAGGACCAGAACGCGGATTGTCACGTTTCTTTCGGTATTTACGATCTTTATAGGGCGGTAACTAGAGATTTTGTAAATGGTTTCGAACCCGCCATTCTTCTTGACTTTAACGTTGATGGAGTAATGTGGGACAAAATCAATCAAAAACACTAAAACAAGGAGGTAGTAATATGAATACCGGGCAAGTCATTTTATCTTATGTTTTAGCCAGCATGTCTGTTTTTTGCTTTGCAACAGGCATAGCAGTCCTTATTGGTAAAGATAGGAAGTAAGACTATGGATCTGATTAATGGAATAATTGTCCAGATTGATGATATTTTGGATACTGAGAGGAAACGCCACATTTGTGGAGGGATGCTATTGAGCATCGCAATGCTATTTGGTGGTTTGGCTTTGACCATTATGACGATCCGTACAGAGGAGAAAAAATGCACAAAGCAATTATATTTATAGGCGGTGTGGCAGTAGGGTCATTCGTGACTTGGCGGCTGCTTAAAGAGAAGTACATACGTCAAACGCAGGAAGAGATAAACGAGGTAAGGGAGCATTATCGTAAAAAGAAAGAATCGGAAGAAGTAACCGTCGATTCGAATGGCGCTACAGAAACTAATGAAAAGCCCGATTTGATAGCATACGCTGCAAAACTGACGAAGAATGGTTATATCGACTATACCGATCCCAAGAGCCTTGTTAAAGCTACGGGAGATATGATCGATACAGTAGCACAGAAAGATAATGAGGAATCTTCGGATCCGGTAATACTAAACGATCCATCATATCAACCTCCTTATATTATTTCACCCGATGATTTCGCCATAGATGACGAGTACACCATAGTCAATTTGAACTATTATATTGATGGCGTTTTGACCGACGAAGATGATCATATCGTCGAAAACGTTGATGACGTGGTAGGTTTGGAAAATCTAAACCATATGGGTGAGTACGAGGATGACGCACTGCATATTCGTAATGAAAATTACAAGTGCGAATACGAGATTCTTTTGTCTCGTAGGCTTTACCATGATACAACGGAGGTGAATTAGTATAGATGATAGACGATGAGCTGTGCAACGAATATTTTGACTGGATGTATCAGCTCGTCCATGACAAATACTATATGAAGAATCTATCCTATCGTAAGCTTTTGATGGCACTTTTTGAGAAGGATTTCTATTATATTTTGCCAAGAGATAGGAATCGGGCCCAAGATGGGATAGATCTTCGATATAGATTCGGATATGAATGCGGTTATTCACACGCACTCATAAAGGAACACCTGGATGATAATAATGTATCAGTCCTTGAAATGATGGTCGCACTGGCTTTTCGTTGTGAAGAACAAATCATGGACGATCCAGATATTGGAGATAGAACAGGCCAATGGTTCTGGAGTATGATAGAAAATCTCGGCTTGATTTCGATGGATGATAGGAATTTTGATTTGGATTATATAGACTATGTTATAACTCGTTTTCTTGAACGAGAATATGCTCCAAATGGCGAGGGTGGTTTATTTAAAACGAATCGAAAATATCGTGACATGCGATCAACCGAAATATGGTATCAGCTATGCTGGTATTTAACAGATTTAAACAATTGAGGTGGCCATGACTCAACAAATGATATTTGACCAGTTAATCGCTAGGTTTCCTCAATTTTCGAACCTAATCAGTCAGTGGTTTCCGAAAGGACCGAATGCTATAATAATCGAACTTCCCAATAAAGAGGAATTGATATTTACATTTGATAGTCCATTAAATTGGAGCTTAGAGACGATTAATAATTATATTTCAAATAAGAGAGGAGGATAACATGAATGATGGACTTCTTAATGATTTCAACACGTAGTACAAAGCGTGGAGTAATCGAAATCTATCCGAAGTTTATTGTCTGTAAAAGCTCCGATCTTATGATTCGCGGTGGCGATTTTTATGCCATCTGGATTGAGGAACGCGGTTTATGGTCCACCGAGGAGCAGGACGCACTGCAACTCATAGATCGCGAACTGGATAGATATGCCGAGGAAAATCGACAAAAGTTTGATTCAAACCTAAAGGTCCTTCATATGTGGGATGCCGAATCTGGAATGATAGATTCATGGCATAAATATTGTCAAAAGCAAATGCGGGACAACTATCGTATGTTGGATGAAGAGTTGATATTCTCAAATACTGAATTGAAAAAGACCGATTACGCGAGTAAAAAGCTTAACTATCCTCTCGAATCGGGTGATATTTCCGCGTATGACAAGTTAATGTCTACTCTTTATTCGGACGAAGAACGACATAAAATAGAATGGGCTATTGGTTCAATCGTATCTGGAGATAGTAAGAAACTTCAAAAATTTTTAGTTCTTTATGGTGCTGCCGGAACGGGTAAATCGACCGTTCTAAATATTATTCAGCAGTTATTCGAAGGCTATTATTCGGTTTTTGATGCGAAAGCTCTTGGTTCGTCAAGTAACTCATTTGCTCT